AGCTTCACCGTGCGCGGGTTCTGCGTGCTGCCGTCGCTCCACTTGTCGAAGGCGAAGCCGGTCTTCGGAGTGGCCTGGACGGTCTGCGTGCTACCCTCGTCGAAGGTGCCGCCGCCCGAGACGCTACCCTGGCTCTCGTTGGCCGAAAGCACCTTCAGCGTGTGCTTGCGCTTAGCTGGAGGCTGCTGCGCACCACCGCCGCCCGGCATACCGATAGAGCCTCCTGCCTCTCCCTGGGGATCGATATAGCAGCGGTTAGGAGTGACGGTCACCCCGTTGCCCTTTATCCCGTGGAGGTAGAAGGCAAGACCGCTGTCCTGGTCCTGCAAAACATAAGAGCCGACAGGAGGTTCTATTTCTACGTACACACCCGTCAGGACACCCTTGGTATATCTGTCGCCATGCTTTCCTGCATACCCCTCCAGCTTATACTGGCCCGGGGTTCCGCCTACGATATACGGGGTGTTAGCCTCGAAGCGATCGACTTCATTCGTCACGAGTTTTCCGTTCTCGTCAATCGAGAGGGCCTCGTACAGTTTCAGCCCGGCGGGCTTCGCGCAACTGAACGGGATGATAATCGTGCCCCACTTCGCTGCAGTCAGCGTGTACTCATAGGCCATCTTCTCTCTCACCGTTCCCAACGAGACGTGATAGGTCAGTTGCAGGGTCTGGACGAACGAGCCATCCTTCCAGCTCTCCTCACCACCGACCACCTTCACGCAGTCCATGACCATGGCGAATCCGTCCTCCTCCTCGCTGGCGATGATGCGGGCACAGATCTTCTTCCTCACCCGCTCCATCGTCTCCACGCCCTCGCCGTAGGTCTTGGCGAAGACCACCACCTCATAGGCCACCTCGTCGATACCGCTGCGGCCCTTGTCGTCGAGGGAGCTCACGCTCAGGCGGCGGAACGTCACCAACGGCAGCGTCACTTCGCTCTCGCTCACCACGGGGCGCACATGGCCCTCGCCTAAGAGGTCTTTCAGCACAGAGTAGAGCGCAGACCCGGCACTCAGAGAGCTGCGCGGGATGTTTACTATCGTTTCACTCATCTTATTTATAATTATAGAATTTACAAATTTAAAAACTCACGGCAGCTCGTCGGTCATCCCGATCAGACTGCACGTCACGGGCATTTCGCCCAGCCTACGCCTGCTCCGGTCGATACCCTCTATCTGGTACGTCTTCCCGTCCCAGCGCAGTCGGTCATACTCCCGCAGGGCGTCAGTATAGCGGAAGACGAAGGTCGTCATGTGCTGATAGACCACCTCGCCGTTCAGCTCGCCGAACCCGCTATGCTTGTGCGTCACCTGGCAGGGCACGCCCTCGGCCACCACGTTCCAGCGCCCAGTGTCGGCGCCGAACTTGTCCGTGGTCCTCTCGTAGCGCACCACGTCACACACCTCATCCAGTAGTCCTGCTCTAATCATGGCCTTCGTAGTTCACATGGGCGTAAATCAGATGCCAGTAGTGGGGGCTCTTATAGAGCTGCGCGGCGCTCAGGCTCTCACGCTCCCGATAATTGTCACCCGTCAAAATCAGCAGGGCCTGCCGAAGGTCGGCGGGTAGCGCGCCGGGCGCGGTCTCCACCTCCCGAAGGTCGCTGACCTGCAAGTCGGCGGCCAACGTCTGCTCGGCAGCGTCGATGAAGTGGCCGATCTCTTCCTTGTCGAGGTCACTGGCGTACCTGAGCCGGCTAAAGTGGATAGCACTATCCACGTCGATATATCTGGGCATGGTCTTCGTCCTTGGTTCGTTAATGAGAAAGGGCGGAAGCAGGAAACCCGCTCCCGCCCGATCCAATCAAATCAAAAAAGTAAAGCGAATGCTATGTTATGGAATCGTTTCCCTGTTCATGATCATACGGTGTCGGAAGTGCCCGCGCCACCCTGCCCGGGATAGGTCTCGGGCTCGCCGTCGTTCTCGAAATCCACGTTAAAGGTGGCGTCGTCCTGAGCGGGGCTCGATTCCTCCACCTTCGTGATGACGAACTTGCCCTTCAGGTAGGGACTGGCGTCTCCCTCGCGCTCGAAGCAGGAGAGCTCCACGCTCTGCCCAGCGCCCCACAGCTTGCGGAGCTCGTCCAGGCTGAGCTCTTTCTCGCCCATGTAGCGGAAGCCCTCGCCATGCACGCTGATGCTCATCTTCGTCACGCCCTTGCCGTTGAAGAGAGCCTTTTTCGTCTTTTCGGTCGTTGGAGGCTTCACGCCGCGCTCCTTCGTCTCGGTGTTGAAGGTGACGCTGTGGGTCGTACAGTGCCCCAGGCCCTTGCCGCCGACCGTGAAAAGCACGTTACTGCCGTTGATATAGTCTTGCGTTACTGCCATATTTTTTTGCGTTTAAGTTCAATTTGTTTGTATATTTTTCAACTCCCTACGCCACCGTGTAGGTGATCTTTCCGAATGCCTCAGGATACGGAGCGAAGAAGTCCCACTCGGAGTTGATGACGATGGCCACCGTGTTCGTCGAAAGCACGCTCACGGACGTGGTGTCGATGCCCATGGTCATCGGGCCGAACTGACCCACCAGGGCGTAGCCGAAGTTGCCGTAGTAGATCGTGCCCTTCTTGCAGAGGCTCGTCGGAATCACGGGCACGCCGTCGATCGTGTTCGTCGAGAGGTCGAGCAGGAAGCGGCCGCTGCCCTTGTCGATGGGCGTGTTGGCCAGCTCCGCGTAGGCCTTCCAGTCCATGATGAAGCAGGGAGCGTTCACCGGCACGTTGGCCTCGTTCACCTTCGAGCGAAGGTCGAGGAAGAGCTGGCGCGCCAGCGTCGAGCTGCCACCAGTGGCGGCGATGGTGTTGCCCTCGGGGATGCTGGCCAGCGGGCTGGTCGGGGCGTTGGCTGCGGCGGTCTCGGCGATGAAGGCCTCGTTCAGCGCGAGCGTGTGCTTCAGGCGCATCGTCTCGACCACGAGGCTGCTGATAGCGCCCGCCGTCTGATTGATGGCACGGTTGGAGATGTCCACGCGGATCGGCAGACGGTGCGGCGTGATCGTCTTCACGCCAAACTCCATCGTTTGAGGCGTCACGGCGTCGTTCTCGCCATACCACGTCGCCTTCAGGCCCTTCACCGTCGGGAAGTTCCACTGGCCCGTGATGCCGCTTTGGATGCGGGCGCCCACCTGGCCGATGATGGTCTGAGGCGTCAGCTCGCGGATGTAGTCCTGGATATACACGGGCGTGATGTTCTTCGTGCTCGCGGCCTGCTGGATGGTGTCGGCGCGCAGCTGCTCGTCGGCGCGGTTGTAGGCAAAACGGAAGTTACCCTCCTCGTCACGGCAGGCGGCCAGATCCTCAGGGATGCCGCGACCGCTGGCGATGCTGCGAAGAAGGCGGCCGAAGTTTGCCTCCTGGCTGTCCTGCGCGCGCTGCTCCTCAAACTGGCGGCTGCGCTCGCTGCTGCGCTCGCTCTCATACTGCACGCAGCCGACCATCAGCGCGTCGTCCTCGGCTCTCAGTGCGCCAAACTGCTGGCGCTCGGCGTCGGTCATGTCGCGGTTCTCGCGGGCCAGGGTCTGCTGGAGCGTCTCCATCTCCTGGCGAATCTCACTGCGGCGGCGGATGGCCGCCATGTACTCTTCTCTTGTCATTTCTGTCTTTGTTTTTGTTTTGGTGAATTTATGTAGTACGGCGAAGCCATGCGCCGATAGTGTCATAGTCGCCACGCACCAGGGCGGGCTCCTCAGCCTCGATCAGGCCAGCGGCCAGCAGACCGTCCCTCACGCCAGCGCTGCGCTGCTTCACGCTCGTGGCGGGATAGGCGGGATGGGTCACGATGCTCACGTCAAACATCCTGCTGATCTTGTCCAGGTGGCGGACGTAGTACTCCTTCCCGTCCTGGTCCTTCTCCTTCGAGTAGGAGAACGTGTCCTTGTCGGCGTAGAATCCGAAGCTCATCCCGGCAAAGTCGCCACGCCGCACGCTCTCCAGGGCGTAGTCGCCCCACAGCGTGCTGGCAGCGTCGAAGCGCATCAGCAGGCCCTCCTCGTCGAGCTCCAGCCGCAGACTGCCCTTCCCGTCCATGCTGCGGGCCAGCATCTGGCCGGGGTCATGGTTCAGGCAGGCCACGATGTCGCTGCTCCGCATCACGTCCTCGCTCAGGGCGCCAGGAGTGATTTCCTCAAACACGCTGCCATAGTCCCAGTCGGGAAGCAGCACCGAGCGAGAGCCGTACAGGAATACGCGCCCCTCAATCTGCCGACTGTCGGCCTGGGCACGAAGCTCCGTCCGAGTGTAGTATCTATATTGCTCCATTGTCTTCTTTTTCTTATTGGTATATTCTTCAAAAATAGGCACCACCCCTGCCGCCTACTCCTTACTGTTGCCCGCTCCGAGCTTCGCCAGACTGCCATTGGCCACGAGGTCGTCGCCACCTTCCAGCGGACGGTAGCCCATGCGGGCGCGGGCCTCGTTGGGCGTGATCACGCCCGTCTGTATGAGCTTCGATAGGGCCGTAGCCTGAGCCAGCGGGGCGTTCTGATAGTAGTCGTCGATGCGGAAGCGGGCCCGCATGTGGCCGTCGCCGCCGAAGAGCTTCTCCGTCACCTCGCTCTCGATCTGACGCATCAGCGGCGCCAGCGTGCTGGTCATGAAGATCGTCTGACTGCTCTCCGTGCTACTGTAGTTAGCGTTCGTATCCTGGAAAACCTGCATCGGAGGTACGCCGAAAAATCGGCAAATCTCCATGTTGATAAATTTCATACTGTCCAGCAACTGGAGGTCGCTGGGCGTCATGCCCGTCTGCACAAACTTCATCGTACCCGGCAGGAAGTTCAGGTTCTGGCCGCTCCCGATGGCCTCACGGATGCGCTGCGTCACGCCTTTCAGCTGCTTGTCCGTAGCGCCGCCGTAGCCCACCTGCACGGTGTCCTCGCCTGTGATGAAGCCGCGGAGCGTGCTGCCAGGGGTAAACATCTCCCCCTCTTGCTTGTAGGCCTTCCGCGCGTTGCTCAGCACCAGCGAGGCGAGCTCAGTCACGGGCGTGCCCATGAAGCCGTCCCGGCAATAGCTCCGGATATGGATGATCTCGTCGGGCAAGTACTCGCCCTCGATGCCGTCGTAGATGTCGCTCACCGTATAGACGCCGCGCAGGCGGTCATAGCTCACCGAGCAGTCCGATGGCACGCAGTACAGAGCGCTCAGCACGCCCCCACGATACACGGGCACGATATAGGCGTTGCCGTACATCTCCCGCTGATAGACCACCTGCCACAGCAGGTCGAAGCCCGTCTGCCGCGGGTTCGGACGTTCCGAGAGCAAGCGGTCGGCCATCGTGCCCTCAGCATCCTCATACCACGTCCGCCCGTCTTCCATGCGCCTGCGCATAGCATGAAGCCCAAGACTGGCCACGCTGCCAGCCTTGATCTCCACGCAGCGCTTCACACACGCCACGCTGCTCGCCGTATAGGCATCGACCATATCGTCCAGCCCGAGAATCGTACCGACAGGCAGAAGCCCGGGGGCACGCTCTATCGTGTCGCCACCAGCGCCCGCCACGTCTCTCAGCACGGACACGGCGGCCTCTCGGAACATTCCCCACATGGTGTTTTTTCTTTTTCCCATTCTTTTTTACTGGGTTTTTCCATTTCGGAAAATACCACAAAATAGGCGCCACCACTACCTCCTCCCCCTCTTCTCGCCCATTTCTCCCTCATTTTACCCCTGTTTTTCCAAAAAGTACGCCACAACATTTGCGAAGACAACACGAAACACTTATCTTTGCAATAAATAAGAAACATCATGAACGGACTTACTTTGGTTTTCGGTTTAGGGTCGATCATCGCAGGAGCATTCTACGCATGGCTCCACACGAAGTCGGGCAAGAAATGGTTGGAAGATCTCGACAAGTAACGGCCATTTGCCAAATGGCCGAGAGAGCAAAGCCCCCGTTAATGGGGGCTTTTCCTATTCCATGGCGCCCCTCACCTGCTCGATGCTCAGCCCGATCGCCATGGTGCCCGTGATGCACCCGTCTATCTTCGCCTTCTGCTGCTTCTTCATCGGCTTCTTGTTCCCCATTTTATCGACGTCCAGCACGGCATTGTCGTAGCAATAGGCGTTGATCGGATTCGGATCAAAGGTCAGCTTGTCGTTGTACAAAAGCTCCTCAGTACCCTCCACGGCCCGCGTAAAATAGTAGTTAGTCTGCTTGTAGGCCTGCATATACGGCCCGCCACCCGTCGCCCGCAGCGTGTTCTGGAACGTCTGCGCCCTATTCGGGTCGAAGCCGATACGAAGAATCCGGAGCTGGCCGCCCCGCTCAAAGATGTCACGGGCTATCTGCTCGTAGTCGATCGTTTCCTCCCCACATACGTTCATATACCCCTCCTCTACCCATTTCGCATAGATCACACGGTTCACATGGCTCTCCAGCGTCTGCCGCGGGATATAGTAGTCGGTGATCATGTGGCCGCCCTCGGCGTCCTTCAAGTGCAGGAAGTACGAGACGGCAGAGAAGTCGTCCCGCACGCTCAGATCCACCGCCACCTGACACTCGGGCCGATACCCCAGCGCCCCCAGCTCCACGCGCCGATAGTGGCTCCGTATCACCTCGCCCTTGATCCACGTCTCCATCGTGCCCGTCTCGAAGACGTTCAGCAGCTTCGTCCGGAAGGCCCGCATGTCGTCCGCGCTGCTCTGCGCCTTCCGCCACATGTCGTCGTAGAAGCCCTCCTTCACGGTGATGCCGAGATGCGGCTGCACCTTCCGCCACGTCTGCACGTCGCCCTCCTCGTCATCCACATCGGGCATGAACAAATGGGCAAACGTCCGGTCGTCGTCAGTCTCGCCCCGCAGCACCTTCTTACAATGTTCCAGCATCGCCACGAAGGGGCTCTCCACCTTGTCGCTCGCCGTCGTGATCGTCACCACGAGCGGGTTCTCCCTCATGCCCATCGAGGTCGTGAGCACGTTATACAGGTCCGCGCTGTCGGCCTGACTATACTCATCATTGATGACGGTCGAGGCGTTCAGGCCGTCCAGCTTGTCGGCGTTGCTCGCCAAACATCGGATAAAGCTCTCCCGCAGTCCGCTGTCCTTCCAGCTCACCAGCTCTCTGTTCAGCTTGAAGTGGCCCAGCCCTGGATCCATGCCCCTCAGCACGCCCCTGATCTCATCAAAGCAGATCTTCGCCTGCTGGTAGGTGTTGGCCGTCGTGTAGCACTGGGAGTTCCGGTCGCCAAACAATAGGTCATAGACGGCCAGACTGGCCACCTCCGTGGTCTTCGAGAATTTACGGGGCACGAAGAGCAGCACGTCGTGAAACAGTCGGTGCGTCTCGTCCGTATAGAAGCCCATGATGTTGGCAAACTGAAACACCTGCACGGGCGTCAGCCGGTAGCTCTGCCTACCCCTCACGCCGCTGAATTTCAGCTGCTCGTAAAAAGCCGCGAATTGCTTGTATTTGTCTATCCGAAAGTCGTATTTTTCCAGCATCAGCAAAAACCGACGAAGCCCCAGCAGCTCGTAGAGATTATGCCGCTCAGGATGCCCCGCCAGGCTCTTCGCATAGTCCAGCAGACGGCGGTCGATGCGCCCTAGATGATAGCCCGGCAGGTCGCAGTCCTGCAACCAGCCAGCGCACGCGGCCTTCGCCTCCCGCTCCCGCTGCTTCTCGTCCTCGGTCATGTCCTTGCCTGTCCTTATCTGTTCTTCTCTGTCTCTGTCTATCCGTGCCAGCACTTACCAGCACTTACCAGCACTTAGTTCTTCTCCTTCTTCCGATAGAGCGTCGGCTTCTGCCCTCCGAGCCCCTCCATGAGGCTCACGAGACGGTCCCCAGTCCGTGGCCGTGCGTCCTTCTCCTGGTTCACGAATCCCGCAGGCTTCGCCACAGACAGACCGAGGTCTCGGAAATACTTCCGTATCTCCTCCGTACACTGTATCTCAGCCGACACGGCAGGATTCAGAATCGTCCTCGGATTGCCCTCACGGCTCACCACGGTCAGCATCGTGCCCTCCTCGGCTATACTCTCCCGGATGGTATCGAGACGGCATAGCAGACCAGCCAGCACGCCGATGGCGGGCTCCAGGCTCTCATCATAGAGCCCGCGGGCCTCCATGCGCTCCCGGATCTCCAGCACATAGTGCCGTTTCTCTTCGATCTGTCCCATATCTTTGTCGTTTTAATGATTCACGATGGCGCAGCATCGGCCATCCCGCATTCCGTTCATCGCCCATTTTTCAGACATTTCCCGGTCGTTTTCGGTCGTTTTCGGTCGTTTTCGGTCGTTTTTCGGCCATATTCGCACAAAAAACGCCATTATCGGCACGCTTTAGCGCATATTCAGCCCACGCCATACGCCCAGCCATGCGCCCTGTCAGACGTGCAGAAACCTCTCCAACCACGCCTTCACGTCCTCGCTCGGCTCCTTCCCTTCCTTCCTTTGCCGACGGTGGGCCGCCACATGGCAGTCGTGGCAGAGGCTTCGCAGATTATGAGCATCAAAAGCCAGCGCGCACATCTCCTCCCAGCTCCTGCCCGTACCGATAGGCCGCACGTGGTGCACCTCCTCGGCAGGCTGGTCCATGATGCCGCGGGCCATACACTCCTCGCAGAACGGATGGGCGCCGATATACGCCGACCGAAGCGCGTGCCACCGCTTGGAGTGAATAATGCGCTTATACTCCTTCCGCCGCTTGCCGCCCCGCCAGTGTCCACCACTGCCTCGACGGCCCGCTTTCTCTGTATCTCCTTTCCTGTTCATATAGATAGGCCCAGCCGCCGAGAATAGGCACCCGCCACCATGCAGAGCACCACGAAAGCGCCAGCCGATAACGAGGCCTGCGGGCTGATCAGCTCCACGCCCTCGACTTCCACCAGCTATTTCCGCCAATTCACATCGCCCGGAAACATCCGCTCAGCGCCCTCGTCGGCCAACTCCCGAAACATCCCGCCGACCTCATCCTCCACCGATGGCAGCTCTTCACCATCACCCATGTTCACACGGCCAGCCTCCACCAGCTTCACAGCCTCGGCGAGCGTCCGCACGTCGTAGTCATACGTCCGCTTGAACACCCGGAGCACGCTCTCGGGTATCTCGTCCGTCATGTCGCCACCAGCGGCCCGCACGGCGCAATAGGCCAAATATCGCAGGAAGCCGCTCAGCGAATGAAACCCGCCACGCTCGCTCAACTGGCAAAAAACCTGAAAATCGCTATCCGAAATCCTAAAGCTCACACGGTGCGTCCTGAACTCTCTCTTACTCATATACTCGGTTTTTCTTTCCTGCAAATATACGAATATTTTTACATATAAACAAAAAAATCCCCCAAACTATGCAGTATGGGGGACCGTGATAAACAACTAAGGTTTACACTAAAACCTTCAAGTCAAATGTATCGAACCAATGCGAAGACTAATATCCTGCATCGCATCGTTGAAAATCTTCTTTTGCTCTTCGTTGAGCGTATAGGAACGGCCACGGACGAGCGTGCCGTTGAGACGTTGAGAAAGCCAAGCCGCGCTCTTTTCGAAATAACGCTCAGCAATATACGACAGAGGCAGCAGGCGATACGCCTCACCGTCAATCTGTGCGCGAAGATTATCAACAGAGATTTCCATCTCCCCGAGCTTCTGTTTAACGAACCTGCCAGCCTCTTCTTTTGTTGCCGCGTCAGCATGGTCATGAAGCCAGCCGACAATCTCCTCTTTCCTGGCAACACTTGCCGCGTCCTCTTTACCAGCAAGAGCCGCGTATTCGTTCAATAGTTCTGTAGCTTTTTTATTCATTTTTGATTCGTTTTAAGCCTCCCCCGAAGGGGAGGTGGGTTCTACTTTCGCATTCTTAGCAGCCTTGAGAGGTCTCCGAGCAGCAAATCGACTCTTTTCTGAATCTCCGCCTCCTCAATGTGAAGGCTCTTTGCGATTCTCACATAGTCGGAAATCTCTTTCTTTTTGCGACTGATTGCCTTTTCTAATTCTTCATTCATACTTGAATTTTTTAATGTTAAACCATCATTTATTTATCACAATGCAAAGGTACATAAAATATTTGTTATACACAAGAAAAGCATAAAGAAAATATTATGTTTAGTATCTTTTAACGCTCTATCGCCCGCTCGGCCTCCAGCATCTTCCTCACCACCGTATCATCCAGCAGCCGCGCATACGTCGAGCGCGTCACCTTCGTCGAGCTATGGCCCAGCACCCGCGCCACCGTCTCCATGTCCACGCCAGCGTTCAGCAGCACCGTCGCCCCAGTATGGCGGGCCCAGTGGCTTGTGATAGGCTTATCGACCCCCGCCGTCTGCGCCACCACCTTCAAATACTCGTTATACTTCACGTTAGAGAGCACAGGAAGCCGCCACCCATACTTCTCCAGCACGGCCACAGCGGGCCGTAGCAGTAAGAAAGAATACTCCTTACCAGTCTTCCCACGTTCCCCACTATACGACCACCTGCCGCCGCCCACATCCACCAGCCTGCCAGCGTCGAAGTCGGCCAAATCATGATACGACAGGCAAGTGTAGCACTGGAACACGAAGAGGTCCCGCACCCGCTCCAGGCTCTCAGTCCCCATCCGTGCCGTCTCCACCCGTCGGAGCTCCTCCAGCGTCAGGTACTTATGCAAGCTCTTGCTCTCCTTGTCCCGCTCGATATTCAGCCACTTGTACGGATTCCGCCTCAGCAGCCCAGCATCCATGGCGTCGATGATAAACGAGTTCAGAAACCGATGGTAATTATTCCATTTCGAGTAATCCGTCATCCCCTTCTCCCTCAGCGCCGCATCCATCGCCAGCACGCCGTGGTCCGTCACGTCCGAGAAATAGCGAATACCGCCCCACGCCGAGAACCACCTCAGAAACCGGTCATACCGCTCCTGACTGTCCGCAGCCCGTCCGTACTTCCTCACCTCGGCCCGTTCCCGGCACCACTCCAGGAACGTCCGACCCTCCCCCTTCATCCTCGCCATCCTATCCGGGATGGCCATGATATCCACCATCCCCTCCTCCATCATCTCATCCAGCACGCGCAGCACGTCCCCGCGCATCCGCTCCAGCACCCTGTTCAGCGCTACAGCGTCCCCCCGCTTCACCACGCGACCGTCACGCCATTCTCCACGGCCCAGCCTTACCCCTGTAGCCATCACCTTGCACCTGCGCATATACGACACACGCATCTCCACACTGGCCACACCCGTCGTCGCCAGCGTCCCTCGCCGGTCAAAGCACCAGCTGAAACTCGGTAATTTTTCCATATCCTTATCCTTTCTTTCTTGATTGATTTCTTTCTTTCGTTCTCCTATCTTTCCGTGTACAACATTTCCTTTTCATGTGTACAACAAATGTATCCCGTTAACCGCAATATATCGCAGTACATCGCAATATATAGCAATATATCGAAGACAGAACACTATCCCCTTATACAGAAATCGAACCCAATCCGACAAAGAAAAAGAAATTATAAACGCTTAAAAACCAACCATTTAAGCCACCAAAACGCAAAAAAAAGGAAGGGCAAAAACCCTTCCAAATTCAGCGGAAAGTGAGGGCTTTTAAACGATGGCTTTCTAAAACGCCAAAATCTTTATTTTCAATACTTTGCGAAACCATAGGGCACGAAGTGGCGGTAGTGTACTGATTATGTATAGACCTATCGCTCGTTGAACATGAAATCGAGGCCGTAGGGGCGTTAGCGCTCAAACTTGCGGTCAGAGCTAATGAGGGGCACACGGTCGCTGATGGCTTGGGCCACTATGAGGCGGTCGTTAGGGTCTCGGTGGTCATCAAACATAGGAAGACCCGCCAGCCTCTGTAGATGAGGAACACCGACGGGGACTATGCGAATACCCAAATCGTCCAGCCACTTTGGAACCTTTTCCAAATCGGTATCACGATTTCTTTTGGAAAGCGTGATTTTCCCTATCTGGAAAAGATGGATAAGCTCTTGCACGCATACCGTACTCGTCAGCATGATGCTCTCGTAGTTGGAAATGACTGACAAGACATCGGGGCAGAGCTCGTCGCGCTCAGCCCTTAGCAAGTAAATCAGAATGTTGGTATCAAGGTAGAACCTCATCTCAAAACTGCTCTCATGTCGTGAATGACAACATGCAATTTGTTAGGATCGTCAGAGAAATACCATTCCCCTAACTTGTTCATCCTTTTCGGCATTTTTGCCAATAGTTCCTCCTTTGTATAAATTTTCTTCTTTGCCATATTTTTACCCTTTCTTAAATATGATGTTAGTGTCGAGATAGAACCTCATTTCATTATATACTTCATGTCCTTTTTGTCGAAGGTGAACGGGGCACACTCCCTGGTGCGCATCCACTCGCCCAGCTTATTGTATCTTCTCGTCCCGTTTTTCTCGTCCTGCTTGATTCTTTCAAGGAGTGCAAGCACCTCGGGGTTGGTGGTAAATAATTTCTTCTTTGCCATATTTTTGTCCTTTCTTTGTTTTTGTCAGAGGCTTGCGAGCCACTTCTTGCCATTCGGGGTGCGGAACCATATAAGGATGCCGACGCCGATCACGAGTGCTAATGAAAGCACGAATCCTAAATAGTACATATAGCCCTACTCCTTTCTTTCTGTCTTCGTGTCTTGGTGGTGGAAATAGGCCACACCGATGATGGCGATGAGAGACACCAAGGTACACATCCATATTACTCCTACCATTTCATTTTTATTTATAGAATTAGAGGTTAGCGAGCCACTTCTTGCCGCTCGGCGTATGAAGCCAAACGAAGAAGCCCAGGGCTATGATCGCAGCGCCTCCCATTACGATGATTAGATTTGTCATAGTTGTATGAATTACTTTTTTAAAATATAATAAGCTATCCCGCCAAGTGTGGCAGTAAGGACAGAACCGACTGTTAGAAGTCCCAAGGCTTCGTTAGGGGCCGTCCCTGTTGCAAAGAAAGAAAGCATCGCACCTAATACCATTGCGGTAAAACTGGCTTTTGAAAGATCATAGAAATATTTGCCCAGCATTTCGCGACTGACACGTCTTTTATCTTTCTCTTCTTTCTGTGTTGGCATGTTCTATCCTTTCTTCTTTTGTTCCTTTATCTGCTCCTGGAGGTCTCTTACGAGGTCCGTGAGCGTGCTGATGGTGCTGCTCTGGGTCTCTATCGTTCCGAGGGCTTTTCGCAGGGCCGTGGCCATGTCTTCCACCGCTCCACCGCCGACACCGCCCACCACGTTGCCTGTACCGTTCACGTTCGGGGAGTAGTCGCCCGAGCTCTGCTGATGGACCGAGCCGGACAAGTCAGAGGTCAGCATGGGACCCTCGCCAGTCAGAAGCCAGTCCTGCGACAAAACATCGAATGCGTTCGCAAAGCGTTTTAGAAACTTATCTGTAAGAACTTTCCCGTCTCCCTTTAGTGCGCTGGATACATTTGGACGTGATGCTCCCATTGCTTTAGCCACATCTGCCTGAGTATGAACCATTCCGATACTACGAAGGTACTCAAACCCTTTGTTTAACCTAAGAACTTTTTCCTCCATAATAAGACACTTTAACCGTTAAATAATGTTATATCAAGAAATAAAGTTCTTGTTTCTCTTGCGAGTAAGAACAATAGTTCCTGTCTTTGCACCCGTGGTTGGTCATATAACTGACTACCCATTTGCAAAGATAGGCATTTCCTGCCGTCCGCGCAACAAAATCAGTACAAAAAAGTAACATCAAAAAAAATAAAGCTATGACAAAGGAAGAGTTTTTAAAGCTGACGGGGATCCGACAAATGAGCGACCCCGACTATGAAAAGGTGGAACACGCCTACATGTCAGTCCCCGATATGGACAAGCAAACCTTCTGCGAACTCTACGTCAACAACCAGCCCGAGTTGCTCAGCACGATGGCGAATGTCTTAGAACGTGAAAAGACAGAAAAAGAAAGCTGTAAGCAATGTCTCGAAAACGTAGCGGGGGATTGTCTGAGGGGCCTCAAAGAAAAGAAAGCAGGGCCTTTCTATGAAGCATTGGCTGACATACAGATAGAAATCGGGATCAGGGCGATGATTTTGAAAAAAATAGAATCAGAGGACAGCTTTTCGTCGGATGAAAGAGACTATATCTATGAGAATTTAGCGTGATTCCCCCCAGGGGCGGAACGTCCGTCCCGCTCCCACCCACACCCAAAAGAAAAGAATATGAAACCGATAGCAATAGAGAAGATGACCCGCGAGCAGCTCCGGGCGCTGCCATTCGGCAAGGCTCGGACCTTCGAGCTGCCTGCGGCCCGGGACATCATCAACGCCACGTCGCTCATATACAGGTCGCAACATGTGCTGGGCTGCCGATTCACGGTCCGGTGCGACTACGAGCAACTGCGGATGACGATCACCCGCAAGAGGAAGGAGGGCGCCGATGGAACTGTCAAGGATTGAATATCGCCGACTGGTGGAGGACGTAGCGGAGGCCGTGCTGGCCAAGGTGCTGCCCTTCGTCAAGAAGCGACGGGCGGAGAAGCCCGAGGAGCAATGGACGTGGGTGAGCGCCGAAGAGGCTGCCAAGATCGTAGGACTGACGAAAAACTACCTGCTCAGACAGAAGGCCTACTTCACCCACGTCAAGATCGGGAAGGCGAAAGCCTGCCGCGTGATGTTTCGCAAGGAGACCCTCGTCGAGGAGCACATGCGATCTCAGACAGAGCGGCGGCGCATACCTCCAGCGCGCAAGAACGAGGCAATCCCCACGGGGGCTGGAAATTGAATTTTTGCGCGTCGAAAGGTGCGGAGGGTGGGTATCATCCTCGACGGGGTCATTTTTTCTGACGACCCCCTCCCGAAAAATTAACAAGTCTTAAATCGGTTCGAGCGAGCCGAAAAATGTGTTAAAAATGGTACATACAATCATCTTAGCGGTTCTCCTCGCCCTTCTGCTCGGCATGATGGGCAGCACGATCGCCCAACTGTGGCGCGAGATGCGCAGGAAGTAGCCCACGAATAAGCCACCCCAACCCATAGAGCCCGCCTGTCGGCTCATCGAAGACAGGCCGCCCGCTTGCTGGCGCAGGAGCAAGCCATCCACAACGAGATGAGGTCGTACTACCGCCCGCAAGGGTCGGCGGCTAACTACAGGTCGTCGGTGAGCGTAGGAAGTAGCATCGGGAGCAGTCCGCCAAGAGCGGGCACGACATAGCCGACGATGGATGAACGTAGGTTGAGGCGACCCGCCAGGGCAATGGCGCGGTGTAGCTCCTATATCAAAGTCCGGCTAATGCGGCCAGGCCTCACGGTCTGGGTGTCACAAGCCACCACGAACGCAGAGTGGCCGGGCGGAAGCGTCCGACATCATATCAACCATAACCCAAAAGAAAGGAAATAGTCATGGATAAGAATGACCTCGACGACCGCGCCCGCAACTCTGAGATACTTGCGTGGGTTGCGCTCGTAGTCAGTGTCGTATCACTGATAGCAATAGCGCTGCTAAAGCTATTGCGATAGAAATTATCGATATAATCTCCGCCCGCTTCGCTCTCCGCTCCGTGCGTTGCCTCTGTCGCTCGTCTTCTATCATGTCATCGAAGACACCGATGGCTTCCGCTTCTCGTGTCTGTCGGCAGCTGACAAAGCCAGTCGTCACGGGCTTCGCTCCGATCTCTCGGAGCTTAGCGACAACCGCCAGCGGATAGTCTTCTGGCTTGATGATACCCTTAGAATTGAGGACGTCCAATGCGCCCTTACACTCTTTGTAAAACTTGATTTTGTCCATATCATTCGCTTTTTTGATGGTGCAAAGTTAGCAAAAAAAAACCGAATCATGCGTACACCATCCTCCAAGCATCCGACAAGTCCGGGCGGCGGCTGGGTGAAGCTCCACAGGAAGCTGCTGGAGTGGGAGTGGTACGGAGACGCTCACATGGTGCACCTGCTTGTCCACCTACTGCTGACGGCCACGCACGAGGATAGAAAATATAAAGGCCTGACTATCAGGCGGGGACAAGTCGTGACGAGTAAAAAAAAACTTGCCGAGGCTCTCAACATGTCAGAGACTTCCGTAATGAGAAGACTGAGGCGGCTTGAGGTGGACCGATTCGTGGACCTTAAAGTGGACCAGCACGGGACGACTATAACTATCTGTAACTATGATAGTTACCAAGTCAGGCAAAAAGCAAGTGGACCGCTTCGTGGTCCAAAAGTGGACCGAGACTATAGTAATAGGTATAACAAGAAGGGAAGAAGAAGTAATGAGGATAATACCTCATTACTCTCTCCTCTTCCTCCTCATGCGCGTGAAGTCGTTAGTAAATTTTCGGAAGTCGACAACAACCGCTACCGCGTGGAGATAGCCAACGACGCCGACTTCATCCAGTACGCAACGAGCAACCTCCACACCAACGAGCGCACCCTCCTCGACCTTCTCGCCGTCTTCACCTCTGAGGTGAACGCCAAGAAGACGCCGCACACAGACACGGGACACTATCGTCAGCACTTCTACGACTGGGCCCGTCGCCATTTCGAGAAACAGAAGAACCAACAAAAGTCCACCGCCCATGTTCGACACTCCGACCTATCAGCCGCCCTCGAAGCCGACCGTGCAAAATACTCCAGAAAGTCATGAGTGGAGCACGTTCCTGATGAAATTTCCCGACGGCGCGAGCGTTTACGCCTGGTTTGCTCCGACCCACTGGGAGCGCTTCGCCGGTCCTATCGACGGGCGTGTGGCCGTGAGACCCTGCCCGACGCTCCAGGACGTGGCGACGCTCTACCACGACGCCGACCTTCCGCGGGCCATTGTCCGCAATGCCATCAGCGGGCTGGCCTCGCTCTCGTCGGCCTCCTTCAATGTCTCCCAGCAGGCCGTGGAGCTGGCCGTCGGCCAGTTCATGGGCCGCTACTCCCGCCGCTGCACGCTCTACCAACTGATGAGCTATGCGGCCAACTATGGCGACTACAAGCGCAGCCTCTCGTCCTTCGACCTCAACGACGTGGTCTCGGGCTTCCAGCGGTTCACGCAGCGCTGGCACGAGGCCGCCGACCGCGCCTCCGTCCCGAACGCATCCCGAGACCATCCCGAAGGCAGCAAGGGCGACGGCCTGATCGCGCTGGCCCGCTACGTCCGCCGAGCCGCCACGGAGCACCCGCTCTTCGTCCATGGCTTCTGCAGGGATAGCCACTTCGTGAGGCGCGTGCCCGGCGACCCCGACAGCCGCACCGAGCGGGAGCAGGAGGAGCGGGACCGGCAAGAGGTGGAAGCCGTGGGCGAGACCTACTACGGCGGCCTGCGCGTCGGCCTCTGCGAAGTCTTCACGCCCGAGAACGTGCGCCAGGCCATCCGATGCGCCTCCGAGCGGGAGGCAGCCGCCTATCTGGGCGAGGTCATCCGCCGCCATTTCGACAAAAAGCGCAGAAACACGCCGCAGAGCGAAGAAAACGAAGCAAGGCGATAGATTGCCCGCCGACGGGGAGAAACGCCCGCAAAAGCGACCCCAGGCCCGTCAGCGGCAATTTTTGAAGCAAAGAAACAAGACCCAAAAACATGGAAAGATACATCCGCAACCCACACGGCATCACGATCCGATGCTGCTGCGCCACCTGCCAGCACAAGACGCTCGACCGCGGCGACGACGCACGGCGCTGCCAGAAGCTGCTGACGCCCGACCTGCCCACCTGTCCGGGCTACGACCCGCTGGGACCCCAGGAGGACCGCCCGCAGGGCCACACCCTCCAGCACGCCGGCAACGGCTGCGGACGGGTACAGTCGCCCGCCTACATCAGGTGGAAATGCCAGAACTATGCCGAGATACTGAAACGCCACGACGGCAACGAGACCTTCTCCCGATTCTGGAGCCGCGTGCATGAGCTCTTCGAGCGCCAGACGGGCCTCTCGGTCTATGAAAGAATATAAACCAACCAAGCATAAGAAAAATTATGGAAATCAAGTTTAAGAAAATCCGCATCCGCAACTTCCGCGGACTGGTCAGCTTCGATGCCAACCTCGAAGGACGGTCCGTCAGGATCTCGGGTGCCAACGGCCTGGGCAAGTCGTCCGTGGCCGACGCCATCACGTGGGTGCTCTTCGGCAAGGACAGCCGTCGGCGCACCGCCTTCCCCATCGACCCCGTGGACGACGAGGGCCGCATCATCCACAACCTCGACGTGAGCGTGGAGCTGGAGATGCTCATCGACGGCCAGCCCACCACGCTTCGCCGCCGCCGTCAGGAGAAATGGGTACAGAAGCGAGGCATGACCACCGAGCAGCTCGACGGCCACCAGACCACCTGCTACATCGACGGGCGCCCGCTGCCGTCCTCCGACTTCTCGTCCCACGTCGATACGATCGTCAAGGAGGAACTCTTCCGCGCGCTGACCACGCCCGACTACTTCCCCTCGCTGCCGATGGACCAGCAGTACCGCCTGTTGGTGAAGATCGTCGGCACGCGCACCCTGGCCGAGATAGCCGCCAAGGACGAGGAGGCGCTGAAGGTGGTCGATGAGCTCGGCCAGCGCTCCCTCGACCAGTACCGTCAGGGCCTCTCCTACGACCTCCAGCGCACCCGCAAGGAGCTGGAGCTCATCCCCGTCCGCCTCTCCGAGGTGCAAGGCTTCATCGAACAGGTGAAGGCCAAGGGCGCCGACCACGTCACGGCGCGCAAGCAGGCCAAGGAGATAGAGTGGAAAATCGACCAGACCACGCAGGAGATAGACAGCCTGGCGGGCGTGGTGAGAGCCGAGAACGCGCGCTACAACGAGCAGCGGGCCCACATCCAGCAACTGCGCCAGCAGCTCGCCGCCGTCGAGGACCGCGTGGAGAAGCAGAACCGCGAGACCCGCACGCTCCATCACTCGCTCATCAGCAAGGCCAAGGAGGACGTGGAAGTGCTGGAGGAGCGCCACACCGCCGCCACCACGCTCCTCGCCTGCCACGAGCGCAACCGGAAGAACCTCGACCAGCAGCTCGAAGACTTCCGCCGCCGCTGGGAGGATACCGAGCGCCTGACCTTCTCATGGCCCGTGGAGGAAAGCATCTGCCCCACCTGCGGACAGCCACTGCCACAAGACCAGGCCGACAAGAAGCGCGCCGAGGCCGAGGCCCGCTTCAACGAGCGCAAGATGCAGCAGCAGGATGCCCTCGACGAAGAGGGCAAGAAGCTCGCAGCCTCCAAGCAGCGCCTCCAGGACCTCAGCGCCGCCGCCCGCGAGGAGATGGCCACGGCAGAGCGACTGATGCCAGAGGCACGCGAGCGACTGAGCAAGGCCGAGGCCGAGCCGATAGAGCAGGCCGACTACCACGACGCCGCCGACTGGCAGCGCCTCTCCAGCGAGATAGATCAGCGCATGAAGGAGCTGGAGCAGACCACGCAGGCTCAGGAACCGCCCCAGCTCGCCGCCCTCCGCACCGAGGAGCAGGCCTACCGCAAGGAGCTCCGACTGCTGGAGCAGACCATCGACCGCAGCAAGCAGATAGACGAGTACGTCCGCCGTGAGAAAGAGCTGCAGAAGCAGCGCACGACCCTCTCCGGCGATATAGCCAGGATGCAGACCCGCCTCGAAGCCGCCGAGCGCCTCCAGCTCATGGAGGCCAACGACCTCCAGAAGCGCGTCAACGAGCTCTTCCCCTCCGTCCGCTTCCGCCTCAGCCGCGAGCTGCTCAACGGTCGCGAGGTGGGCCACTGCGAGCTCAGCGTCGATGGCGTGCCCTACTCGGGCCTCTCCACCTCCGAGCGCATCAACGCGGGACTGGAGCTGATCAACGCCCTCGCCCGCCACTACAACATCGTCGCCCCCATCGTCATCGACAACGCCGAGGCCGTCAACAAGGTGGCCCCGACCCTCGGCCAGCAGATCCTCCTGGAGGTCTCGCCCGCCAAGAAGCTCAACGTCGAGCAGATCACACCGTCATCACTTTTCGAATAAACCGACAAAAAACTATAGGAAAATGAACAAAATAGCTGAAATGATCATAGAATTGAGCAAAGAAGAATTAGAGAACCTTCCGACATCCGAGAAACATATCGTTCTCAACAGTTTGCACGATGTCAAAAAAAACAGCGACCTCGTAGATGAATACCTGACCGAGGCCAGCCACGGAGAATCAGACGAGACGATGAGCATCACCTGCGGCGATTTTTTCAAGGTCGTGGAATACTACCAGGGCAACCTCTGCATCGCCTGCTTCCTGCCATCCTTCCGTGAAATCTTCCGCAGCGACTGTGTCGGCAAGGTATATCAATCCCACGAGAACGCTGACGAGAAAGAAGAGGACAACGACACCGACGAGAGCGGCTCAGAGGTAGAGATAGTGAATATTGATAAATGGCTCTGCGATGAGATGCAAATGGCGAATGACGCCATGGACTCGATTAACAAGAAAATCGCACAGGCCGCGAAAGGTGAGCCAGTGACCTGTACGCTCGAAGAGCTCGACAGCCTAAAGAAAGCGATACTCATCACGACGCTCCGCCTCGCTTCGGATTCTGAGTTCCGCCATTCGTTTTGCAGAAGGATGATGCCTCGCGCTCTTATGGAGATACAACGAGAAATACACAGAAAGGAGGCCGGAAATGGAGGTGACTAACTCAGCTCAGAAGATCGTAAACGAAGCGCTTAAGGACGATTTGTGGGACATCGGCGTCCACAAGATCGCCGCACTGAAAACCATCGAGAAAACCGCTTCAATCATGGAGACGCTTGATAAAAGGACAAAAGGCCTCGAACTGAGCGACCCCGTAGAGATCACCTACGACGAGCTAAATGACCTGATGTCCCTTCACGTCGCCAACATCTACCTCGCCCTCACGTCCGAGGCCTTCCGCAATAGCCATTTTGCAAACTGCGAGGTGGAGGCCTGCAAGAATTACCTCAAGCACGAGGTCCCGGGCATTTTGAAAGAAATGCGAAAACAACAAGAAGCAGAAAAATAATGACACAGACAGCACAACCAACTGACAAGCCCACCGCCGTGGCCACCATCGAAGAAGGCTCCATCGCCGACCAGGTGCTCCACCGCGTCACCACGATGGAGGCGGCCAACGAGCTGACCCTCCCCGACGGCTACCACGTAGGCAACGCCCTCAAGTCGGCCTGGCTCTACCTCCAGAGCCTCAAGGACAAGGCAGACCGTCCCGTCACGCAGACCTGCACCCGCGCCAGCATAGCCAACTGCCTGCTGGAGATGGTGATCCGTGGCGAGCACCCCATGCACCACTGCTACTTCATCCCCACGGGCAACCAGCTCACCTTCTGGGAGAAGTACACCGGCAAGCTCATGCGGGCCAAGCGCGATACCGACATCAAGTCGGTCAACGCCCAGGTGGTCTATAAGGGCGACGAGTTCACCTACACCGTCGACGAGGACGGACGCTACCAGCTCGTCTCCCACAAGACCAGTATCCAGAACATGACCCCCGCCAACATCGTGGCAGCCTACGCCGTCGTCATCATGCGCGACGGCTCCCGCCACATCGAGGTCATGACCCTCGACATGATCCGCACCGCCTGGGGACAGGGAGCGGCCAAGGGCAACAGCGGCGCCCATCGCAACTTCACCGACCAGATGGCCAAGAAGACCGTGATAGCCCGCGCCTGCAAGATAGCCCTCGACTCCACCGCCGACGGCTTCACCTCCGAATCCGACGACCGCGACGACTTCATGGCCACGCAGACGGCCACCACCGAGCGCGATCAGGCCAACACCCCCGCCCCCGGCCAGCAAGCGCTCCCGCCCCGCTCGGCCTCCACCGCCCCGATCGACCCCTTCGAGCAGGCGGCCAACGAGGCAGAGGAAGCAGAGGCCGTGGAGATAGGCAGCGACACGGCGGACGACGCCAAGACCCGTAAGTGTCCCGTGTAGCCTATGCAGATGACAGTATTCGGGAGCGGGTCGGCAGGCAACTGCTACCTGCTCCACTCTCCCACCGAGGCCCTCATCATCGAGGCGGGAGTGCGCCCCGAGGCCCGCATGTACGCCTGCTTCGGGTCCGACTTCTCCCGCCTCGCGGGCCTCCTGGTCTCCCACCGCCACGCCGACCACGCCGCCTATGCGCGCCAGTGGTCGGAGGGTGGCGTCCCCGTGCTCGCCACGGCCGACGTCATGGAGCGATGCGCCATCCACGACCCCTTCTCCACCACCATCACCCCGGGCCGCTGGGCCACCGTCGGGCGCTTCCGCGTGCTCCCCTTCCCGCTCATCCACTACGACCCCAACGGCACACGCTGCCCCAACGTCGGCTTCGTCATCGACCACCCCGAGACGGGACGCATCCTCTTCGCCACCGACTGCGAGTCGCTCTCCCGCGAAGAGCTCACGCCCCAGGGCATGCGCTACACGCCCTACCAATTCACGGGCGTGGTCCACTGGATGCTCGAGGCCAACTACGACGACTACATCCTCCACCTCTCCGACCTCCCCGCGGCACAGAAGGACCGCATTAGGCAGAGCCACCTCTCCGTGGCCAACGCCGTCGCCATCCTCCGCTCCGCCGACCTCTCCCAGACCCGCGACATCATGCTCCTCCACATGTCCGAGCGCAACTCCGTCAACAACGAGAGCAAGATCACCCGCCGCGTCCGTATCGCCACGGGTAAGCGCTGCTTCCTCGCCCGCGCGGGCCTCTCCGTCAACTATTCGTTTTAGTATTTAGAAAAATTACAAAAACTATGCGCAACACGCTCACCGCATTCATCATCCTCCAGGCCCTCGCCCTCGCCATCCGACTGCTCGGCATCGTCGACTGGCCCTGGCCATGGGTGCTGCTCCCCACCATCACCGTCGTCATCCTCGCCCTCATGCTCTTCGCCATCGGCGTGACCATGATCATCGCCCTCATCCTCGGACGCATGCGCCGCGACAATCAGCAGCAGGAAGGAGGCGACCTATGAGCGGCTTACAGATACGCAGCATGGGCCAGCTGAGCCACTTCCAGGCCTTCCGCACGATCAGGCTGAAAGACGACCGCGGCATCTCTTTCCAGCTGACGGTGCCGGCCCGCTTGAGCGGCGAGCAGATCTCGGATTCGGGCTACAAACTCGAGCATTTCCTCATCATGCACGCCGGCAGCGTGGCGGAAGTGGTCTATCAGGCCTACCTCGGCTGCGTCGATTGGTTCAGGTTCCACCGCCCAGCCCAGCAGGACGCCACCACCGCCGACTACTTCCGGCGGATGAAGAACGCCCTCCGACAGGCCACCACCTACCACCAGCGCTTCGCCGACAAGGATTTTATCGAGATCTACAACGGCTGCGTCGTCGGCGACCAGTCGTCGGCCATCGAGAAGCTCCGCTCCGCCTGCTACGACGTTTTCAAGCAGGAGCACGAGCCCGCCACGGCCCTCGACATGGCCTTCGTGGCGCAGATATACGCCACGGCAGTCTATCAGACGACCGTGACTGAGAAAATCATCAAGACCGAGTTCAGTCTCTCGGGCATCAACTGGGCCAAGCCGTACAGCCGTTTCGCCCTCCACGACGTCATCAGCTTCGCCAAGAGGCTCCTGCGCGAGAAGTACGGCATCGACACAGAAAAGTATGACGCGAAGATTGGCGACATGGCCGAATACGTCTTCCTGGACATGACGCGCAGCATCTTCGACCACGAGCGCATCGAGCGGAATATCCGCGCCGCCTATGCCGAACTGCCGCCCGAGAAGCGGGAGCTGTACGGAAGTGTGGAAGACCAGCTCCAGTATTTCGGCATCGGCCCGCAAGCGACGACAGTCAACCCTGAGGCCCATGAGTAGGAAGAGCCAGCTCAGCGCCGAGGACCGGCAATGGTGCATCGACCATTTCCACGAGTTCACCCATCGGGAAATGGCCGACCGCTTCGGGGTCTCCATCGAGACGGTCAGGAACATGCTCCACAAGGCTGGCTGCCGTCGCACCAAGGAAGAGACGCACCGGTTCCGGGCGTCCGCCCTCCCCATGTTCAGACAGAAACTGAGGCGCCTCTACAAGATGGAGCGCTTCCGCGCCATGTCAGGACTGCCGAGACAGACACGACTGCGGATTTCGAAGCTCTCGCCTGCTGGCCATAGCTACAAGCGATTCATGCGCCAAAGGTTCAACTACTTCTATGCCGAGGACGACGCCTCAGTCCTCTGCTACGACCACCAGACGCAACGATCGGCACACGCAGAGGCCCGTGCCGCTACCCACGGCATCAAGGTCGTGCCCGCCGACGAATGATATAATCAGAGAGTAATTCACACGATGTTCAATCTTTAAATTTTTGGAAAGTATGCAGTAAGACTAATGACAGTTTTATTACTTTAATTTTACTTACCATTTCTGGGGACTGCCGTGAGGCCCTCCCCAGTTTTCCCCCTTCAAACCTCCCCCGCACGTCAGTGCGCGGTCTTAGGAAAACCGGGCGGGCGGGACGATCGAGTGAATGCACAAACGATTCCTTCGTCCCCGCCCGCTTTCTATTTGGAAATTCTTGTATTTTCATATAGTCTCATATTTTGCAGAGAATCCACTGGGCGCGCCATCCGCGAGGACCACGCGTCCTTCCATTTATTTTGTTATCATTTTTACTCGTAAGAGTTTTTATCAAGGCCACCGTCCGCGAGGATCGTGCGCCTTTTCTTTTCCTATCCTCCGACCGCGACCGACGAAACGATATTTAGTGTGTTATTTACGATTGATGTTTATCCATAATTGTTTGTTTTAGTTAAATACTCAGATTCAATTAATGTTTTGTAGAGATAAGGAGGCCACGGCGGTGGCCACCGCTCTTCATGGTTATGACAACCCCCGCCCTCCGCGAGGATCGCGGGTTTCCCTTATTCCAAAGACATGCATATTGTAATTTTTACTATTTTTGCTCAGGGGAGGTGTCCGCGAGGATCGTACTCCCTTTTTTCTTCAAACCTACCGACATTCATTCCATAGGTTTTTTAAGGTTTAGATTATTTTTCAGGATGATTTATTAACAGTGTAATTTACCAGTCGGGGTCGCAGTCCGTGAGGATAGCGCACCCCTTTTCTTCTTCTCAGACCTACCCCCATACTTCGACGGTTAAGGAACACCAACAGGAGGTAGGGAGACTCGCAGTCCCTTCCATCCGTTCCTACCGTCGATAGCGATACTTCGAGGTTTAGGAACACCCGCATGAGGGCGGAATGCACCATGCGTCCGCCCTCCGTTTTTCCTATCGAAAATTCGTCTTATTCTATCATAGGCAATTTGTGTTATCTTAATTTACCGCCGCGGCCGCCCTTCGTGAGAATCGTGGCCGCATTTTTTTTAAAACAAGAAAACAAAAAAATGAAACAGCTCAACCTCTTCCCAGAAGATACTCCCCAGCGTCCGTCCGATCAGCCGAAGGTGCAGCAAGGCGGAAGCCGCAACCCCATCGTCTTCCACGATTACGAATCCTACATCGCCAAGTTCCGCGACCTCCCCAAGACCACCGACGACACCTATACGCCGCCCGACGTCTATGAGGCCGTGCTCCAGTATCTGCGAGAGGAGGGCAAGCTCACCGACGCCCACACCATCCTCCGCCCCTTCTACCCCGGCGGCGACTACGAGCGGGCAGAATACCCAGAGAATGGCATCGTCATCGATAACCCGCCCTTCTCCATATTTTCCAAAATATGCAAGTTCTACGCCGCCCGCCACATTCCCTTCTTCCTCTTCGGTCCCGGAATGACCATCGCCTCCGTCTCTACCTTTGCCACCGCCGTCATCATCAACTGCAGGGTCACGTTCGAGAACGGCGCCACCGTCCGTCTCAACTTCGCCTCGTCGCTCTTCCCCGACGTCGCCATGATGACCGCGCCGCGCCTAAACGACCTCATACGCGCCTGCCCGTCTCAGAATCAGAAGAAGGAGCTGCCCATCTACGAAACGCCCGACGAGCTGCTCTCCGTCTCCGACCTCCAGACGATCTGCAATGGCGGGATAGATTTCGCCGTCCGACGCTCCGAGTGTGTCCGCGTCCGCTCCCTCGACCTCCATCCGAAGCGGGGAGGCCTCTTCGGCGACCATTTCCTCATAGCCCAAGCCAAAGCCCAAGCCAAAGCCCAAGCCAAAGCCCAAGCCAAACGGGCTATCCATATCCCGCTCTCAGAGCGCGAGCAGCGCATCGTGGCCCGCCTCGGCGCTCGATAAGATACGATGCGATTTCATTCAAGTCATAGGAAACACTTTTGTGCAATTTACCGCCGCGGCCGCCCTTCGTGAGAATCGCGACCGCATTTTTTTTTGATTTTGGCATAAAAAAAATGGCTAAAAATTTGCGTAGTACGATTTTTTGTAGTATCTTTGTAGTGTCTTAAAAAATAAACGAACAATGAAAAAAGAACTAACAAAAGAAGAAGATGAGCTGATAGAGGCCATCAGAATGTACAAGAGAAGTTTCCCAAACGGCTACCCACGATTGCTATGGTACGCACAAGAGTTGTTTGATGAGATAACCTCTCGAAAGTAAAGAACAAGGCGGCCCGCAAGGGTCGCCACATCAACAGTCATCGCTATGGAAAAGGAAGACAAGGACAACGCAGTGAAACAACGCATACAGGACATACTCCTCTGCGTGTCATGGAGAGAGATCGCAAACACGTATTTCGACCGTTCGGCATCATGGCTATACCATAAGCTCAACGGAATCGACGGAAACGGCGGCGTCGGAGGATTCACGGCAAATGAGAAAGAGCAACTGCGTGGTGCGCTTTTCGATTTGAGCGAACGCATCCGCCGTGCGGCAGAGACCATTTAGGCAAGTTGTTCGTTACACTTAAGACAGAAGTCGTCCGCGCCTACGGACGCAGACCCCGGGGAATTTCCTCGGGGTTTTTCATGCTCGGCGCCGATATGGCCTTTTTTGCCGAACACTAAAAAGGCCAATATGACAAAAGACCGCAAGGAAGCCATACAGTACGCCTCGGCCTGCATCATGCTCGCCAGCGGCATCGTCCTCTCGTTCCTCAGCTTCTTCCTGAGCAACTACACGATCGAGGATTCCGTCCTGTGGTATTTCGCACAGACCATCCTCTACGCTGGCTCCGTCTTCGGCCTCACCATGTACGTATCGTCCACCCGCAAGGCCATCCTCAGCGAGGTCAACGACCGACTGTCCAACCTGTCCACCGACACCACCAAGGAAGAGAAGGAGAAAGAGAAGAAATGAGAATCCACGGCACATTCCTCAACAGCGCGGGCCTCGCCGTCACGGTAGAGATCATCACCCGCCGCGACACCCTCACCTCGATAGAGATAGGCAGCGACGAGGCGGGACTGTGGTTCCCAGCCTCCGAGGCGTTCACCACCGAGAGCGGGCTCAACGACACCTTCGACGTCGTCCTCCAGTCCTCGGCCACGCTCCGGCTGGAGACCACCGACTACCGCGCCGAGTTCTACCAGCGGGCCTGCCGCGACGCCGTCGTCACGGTCTCGGTCGCTGAGGCCGACGGCTCCACGCGCACGCGCTTCGTCGGATGCGTCGAGCCTCGCCAGTATTCCCAGGACTTCTCGGGCGGCCAGCTCTCCAACGACATCGAGCTCCCGCTCATCGACGCCCTCTCCTCCCTGCAATACGCTACCTACGCCCACATCGGCGCGCCCGGGGTCTCCTTCCAGAAGGTCAGGGAGGCGTCTTCCGTCCGGTCCTTCCTCTCCGTCATCGAGCAGCTGCTCAGCGAGACCCCCTGCGCCGATCTCCCCTACCGCCTCTACTACGACGGCAGCAAGGCCCTCGCCTCCGACGCCTCCCGCCGCTTCTCCATCCTCTCCGAGGTGGGAGTGGCCGAGACGGTCTTCATCGGCGAGGACGAGGACGACACCATGACCATGCTGGAGACCCTGGAGCACATGCTCCGCTTTCTCAACCTCCACATCGTCCAGCAGGGCCTCGACTTCTTCGTCTTCTCCTGGGAGAGCCTCCGGCAGCCCTCCATCCAGTGGCGATGCCTCATAGGTGGCGCGCCCGACTTCGTCCAGAGCCTCGACCCGCAGACCCTCGCCGACGGCAACGTCTTCGGCACCCGCATGGACATGGAGATGGGCGAGACCTACAACCGGCTGGTCCTCGACGTCAACCCCGCCGACACCACCGACGTAGTGGCCTCGCCGCTATCCTCCGACGCGCTGGTTCCCATGTTCACGGGCAAGCAGCTCTACGCCACCTGCCTCTGGGCAGCAGGCACGGGCGACACGTCCTCCAAGGCCTTTCAGGCCCTGCTCAGCGACCAGCCCACCACCTACGACGGCGCCCACACCGTGGAGTATTTCCTCTGGGCGAAGTCGGCCATAGGGTGGCGCATCGGCACGGGCGACGGCAGCGGGGGCGTCCGCCAGTGGACCGGCACGAAACAGGACCAGCAGCGCATACCAGGCCTCCTGCGCAAGCAGATAGGAGCGGCCATCCTGTCGGTCGGAAAGATAGACCGCAAGACGTCAGCCACCGACAACTCCCCCACCTCCACCGTCGAGATGGCCGACTACCTCGTGGTCTCCGTCAATGGCAACCTCATCGACGACGAGGCCACCACCTATCCCCAGCCCGACGACCTCCGCCAGGCAGCCCCCGTGGCCACATGGGACGGCAATGCGGCGGGAGGCATCTACTCGCCCTCCGACGATGAAACGAAGAATTATATCGTCATCTCGGGGTCCATCATCCTCAACCCCGTCCTGCGCCAGTCCGTCAACTATCTCAACCGGGCCCAGTACGACCCCGTCCGATGGGTAAAGGGACGCGACGGCGAGCGCCGCCTCTCCATGCGCTGGTGGAGGGCCGACACGCCCAAGAGCCAGCCACAGCCTCAGGAGACCACCACCGACTACGGTGCCGTCTCAACCCAGCCCGTCAAGTCCGACAACCCGCTCGCCCAGCCCTACCTCAACGCCTGGGAGGGCTTTTATCCATGGACCGACGACGACGCCCAGGATCTCGCCTTCTCCTACTCCCGTGTAGGTTCCTCCGTCGATAACGTCTCCAAGATAGGGGCGCTGGAGTGCATGCTCCGCGTCGGCGACAAGGTGGCCGTCGAGGACAAGGACTTCGACGAGGACGGCAACCGCACCGTCACCATCGACGGCGAGGAGGTGGTGGTCCGCTATGGCCACATCAACAACATCAGCTGGAAGCCCTTCCGCACGCTGGAGCAATGCCGGGCGGCCCACCCGGGCGACGAGGATGCGGCCCTCGACGAATACTATGCGCAGACCATCACCATCGGTTTCGACCCGAAGATCGGCGACAAGATCATCGGCACCCAGTTCGACATCCAGAACAACATCGACTACACCCTCGGCCTCGACGTCAAGGGCATGGCCATCCCCGTGCGCCATTCCGACCACCTGCGCGGGCGGGTCCACTTCGAGATCCTCGGGCCCGTCTTCAATGCGCAGTTCGACAAGATCACCCGCCGCCACCGCACCTTCTTCCGCAAGGAGAAGTGGACCGCCACCACCGTCCCCATCCTCTCGCGCGTCTCCTCCATCATGGTGCGCGACCTCAAGATCGAGCTCCATTCCGACAATGGAATGGCGGGAGCCGATACGGATTCCGCCCACAGCTTCATGTCCGACACGGATGAGGATTTTGTCAACAAGAAGGACGACCTCGAGATGCGCATCCACTCGGCGCTCACCACCTCGGAGTGCGAGGAGCTGGGCTGCGCCAACACGGTGGCGCCGTCCGTGGCCGTCGATCTCACCACGGGCGACGCCGTCCTGCGCATCTTCGACTGGCTCAAAGCAGCCTCCGATGCCGTCCCGCCCATCGCCGTCAAGGCCGAGCGCGACTACATCGACTCCTACTACCAGGAGTACCACGTCCCGCGCATCGAGCTCTCCTTCGACTTCGACGGACTGCTCCCCTCGCCCTTCGCCCGCTTCACCCATCCCGCCCTCGACGGGCGCACCTTCTCCGTCATCGCCGTCGGCTACGACTTCCAGTCCGCCACGTCGCAGGTGCGGATGAAGGAAGAGTAGCAGAGCGGTTCGAGTCTTACTTTAAGCAAAAAGCGTAAATGATTGGTATCAGACTTTTCCGAAAAAAGGATAAAAGCAAATCCTTAACCCGCACCACCATCCATGTGCAGGGGCAGGAGACCTCGGGCGTGCCCGCTTCCTTTGTCTCGCAGGTCCGCGCGTGGATCAACGAGGTGGCCGACCGCATCAATGCCTTATGGGACAACGCCCGATCTCTCTTCCTTTCCAAGGTCAACGACGACACGGCTGAGGGCCACATCACCCTCCACAAGGGCTTCACGGCGTCTGCCGATTCCACGGTCAACGGCAACCTGCAGACCGACGGCCTCGACGTGCAGACGGTGGCCATCGTCCGGGGCGAGACGACGTTCTCCAAGGACGGCACCTTTGCCGACGGTCTCACGGGCCATGGCGCCCGCATCTGTCCCGATGGTTCTGCAGAGCTCGATTCGCTGACGCTACGCCGTTTTCTGGAGGTGCCCGAGCTGCGCTTCAATCGGGTCTCCGTCCAGGTGGGCAACCAGTGGCGGGCGCCGGGCGGCGGCATCATCCGCTCCGTCTCGCCTGCCGCCGACGCCACGGGCACGGCCCTTCTCCATCTCGAAGCGGGGGAGATAGGCACGGTGGCCGTCGGCGACGTCTGTATGGGTATCTACCATTCCGAGACCGCCGCCGACAACGCATCGGAAAGCGCCGACGACAACCACGGAAACTTCCGTTTTGCAGGATTCTACACGGCCTACTGGGAGATCACCGCCGTCGAAGACTACACGGACCCCGAGACGGGTCAGACCTTCCACAATGGAAAGGTGTCCTACCGCCTCCGTCCCGTCTCTGCCAACTACCCGCGCCAGATGCACCCCACCGCCGCCATGCACTTCGTCTGCTATGGCAACCGTACCGACGCCGCCCGCCAGTCCTCCCGCTACTCCACGCTCACCTACGAGCGATTCCTCACGGGGGTCTCCGATTGGGAGTTCTCGTCGAAGCAGATCAGAATGCAGGTGGGCGACCTCAGCGCCTTCTCGCCCGTCCCCGGGATGGACTTCTCGGGCTACTCGGTCTATGCCAACAGCATCTACCTCGACGGCCACCTCAAGCAGTTGGCCGAGATGGGCGACCCCAACCCCTACACCTACTCGGTGGACAACCTCGCCGACACCCTCGCCCTCGACGCCAAGGGACAGCCCAAGCAGCCCGTGGTCTCCACGCTCGCCGACGGTTCCAAGTCGTGGCTGCTCCATACGTCCATACAGGTGCGCCGAGGCCAGACGCTGCTCACCTGCCAGGAGGATGCCTCCACGACGCCCGCCACGGGGCAGTACCGTCTTCTCTGTCTGTCCGTCGGCTGCACGGCCCACTTCGACCACTCCACCCTCTACATCGATAGTGTGGACTACGACACGCGCAAGACGGCCTACGTCGAGGTGACGATCGACTGCGAGGGGCGAGCCGCCCTCACCTACGTCTTCACCATCAAGGTCATCGCCGATGGCGACAAGGGAGACCAGGGCAGGGACGGCACGGCCTACGGCACGCGTCGCCGCTATGCGCTCTCAGCACGCGCCACGACCGCCTCGCCCCATACGCCGCCCGACGACGTCGCCACATGGCAGGACGTGCCCCTCGCTACCACCGAAGCCCGCCCCTACCTATGGATAGAGCTCACCGACTGGCAGCAGCAGGCGGGAGGCCTCCAGACCTTCTCGCCCGTCTCTTCCTACGTCCGACTGACGGGCGACCGTGGCCAGCGGGGCGAGGATGGCCTCGACGGCAAGGACGGCAAGTCGTGGACCCTCAGGGGCACGGCCTTCGGCCATGTCACCAACATGGCCTCGCTCCCCTCGCCAGCGCCCGATGGCATCTTTCTCGTCGATACGGGAGCAGAGGGCACGCCCGTCGCCGTCCGACAGATGGGCGGCGCATGGGCCTCCATCACCACCAACCAGGGCGACGCCTACATCCTCGCGGGCGACGTGTGGATGGCCACCGAGACGGCCTGGGCCAACCTCGGACGCATACAGGGAGAGAAGGGAGAGCGCGGACAGGCCGGAGCCAACGGGCGCACATCGCGCATCTACCAGCGCCTCGACGAGGGGCAGCACTACTACGACGGCACCACAATCACCGCCGACGGCTTCTGCTACCTCGACTTCTATGCCGTGCCCTCCGATGCGGCCAAGAGCGGCTGGGACGTCTATCGCTGCGTCAAGTCCTACATCTACCAGGCCGCCCAGCACGCCCTCCCGCCCGCCGATGCGGACCACTGGCGCTCCGTCGGCGTCAATGCCGACTCGGCCTTCTTCTCCTTCCTCATCGCCCGCGACGCCCGCATCGACTTCCTCCAGGGCAATGCCATCGCCATCCGCAAGAAGCACGCCACGGCGCCCTATGCGGGCATGGGTGGCGATTTCCCCTTCTGGGCGGGCACGCAGGTGCCCTATCCCGACGGCGCGGGCTTCAACGGCTCCACCTACACCTTCGCCGTCGATGAGGCGGGCAACCTCTTCGCCACCTCGGCCTACCTCACGGGCACCATCCACGCCACCTCAGGCTCCATCGGAGGCTTCGCCATCGAGGGTGGAGGACTGACCAACGCCGACGATGCGCGCAACGGCGTCACCATCACGCCGACCTCCATCACGGCCCAGTCCTCACGCTCCGAGGAGGGCCGCGTCCTGTTCGATACGCAGTCCAACATCGTGGGCGCCATCTCGGCTTCCAGCGGCAATGAGATCTTTTGGCCCGTCGCCCTCCAGCTCACGGGCCGTCCCAACGAAAGCTACCCGGGCACGGCGCTCGACATCGTCCAGGGCATCACCCGTGGCCACCGTCCCGAACCCATCCTCATCGATGGCTCGGTCCAGCTGGTCGATACCAGCGACGCCTACAACGTGCCCCTTCCGTTGCCCCAGGGCTCGCCGACCTACTCCAACGGCCAGCGGGTCTATGTGCGCTCGGGCGCCGTCCTCGTCAATATAGCGGCGGCCACCGTCGCCCTGCCCAAGAATCCGCAGCACGGCGACTGCTACCTCTTCCTGCCCTGTGGGCCCTACAATCTCACCATCGACCCCGGTGCGCATGCCCTCACCATCGACGGCACGGTCTTCAAAAACAAGACCTACACCTGCGCCAAGCGCATGGTCTATCTCGTCTTCGTCGGGCGTGGTGCCTCGCCCTTCGGATGGGTCGGCAAGACGCTCCAGTAGTTCAAGAAGAAAAAAAAGAAAAAAGAATGAATATCTCGCAAGACTTCTCCCTCACCGCCTCCGTCTGGGACGGCGACAAGTTCCTCATCGAGGCGGCCACGGCCAACGGCAGCCGCCAGATGAAGGTGACGGCAGAGGTGGTCCGTGCCTACCTCAACGGGACCGCGGGCCCATCCTCGGCCACGGACCGACGGGTGCTCCCCTTCCGTGGCTTCATGGATTCAGGCGAGATCTCGCCAGCATCAGCCTCTCCGGCCCTCCCGCTGGAGGTGTGGTTCGTCCGATCTGCCGCACGCTTCGCCGTGGCTGAGCGCTCCTCCAGCCCCGTCTCCTCCTCAGCGCCGCCGAAGCTCTACGACAACTGGGGCTCCCGCTCGCTCTACAACGACGGTCTCTCCCCCGCCGCGGGCAACCTCTACGTCTGCCAGGACGACGACCGCCCCTACTGGTGGACGGGCGCAGAGCTCAGACCCATCGTCACCGACACCACCGGCCAGGTCATAGCCGACGCCATACCCCTCGACGAGATAGACGTCATCACGGCGGCAGCCTCCCGTCCATCTTCCTCCTCGCCCGCCAAGTCGCCCGCCTCGCTATCACCTGCAGCAGAGGAGGCAGACCAAGCAGAGGAAGTAAAGGAGGCAGAGGAAGCAGAGGCAGCATCCCAAGAGGAAGCACCCGCAGCAGTAGCAGCGCCTGTAGCAGAGACGACAGAGACAGAGGAAGAGAAAGAACCCAAGGCGGCCGAGCTCATCGACACGACCCTCCGCACCGCCTCGCTTGTAGATACGACCCTCCGCTCCGCTACCATCATCGACAAGTCCAAGCGCTCAGCCACCCTCATCGACAAGTCGAAGCACTCGGCCACCATCATCGACAACTCCAAGCGATCCGCCGACGTGACCGCCGTCACGCCATCGGCCCGCATCATCACAGTAGGATAACCAATCACTCCACACATACACCATGGCATCATTCCTCGATTCAGCAGGCGTCACCCGCCTCGTCACCAAGCTCAAGACGATTTTTGCCGTCAAGGCCACCACCCTCGCAGGCTACGGCATCACCAACGGCGTCACCTCCGTCTCCGTCACGGGCACGGGACAAGCCGTATCAGCCGCATCCATCAGCGGCCACACCCTCACGCTCACCAAGGGAGCCAGCCTCCCGACAGTGCGCCACGAGCGCCCCACATCGACCTCCACCCAGGTCTCCAACTTCACCAGCTCCGAAGAGCTCATCCTCGACCTCACCGCCGTCTCCTATTCTGCCGGGGCGAAGTTCTGGATCAATTTCCTCCATACCGACATCACGCGCGGATACGGCCTCTACCGTGGATGCGTCATCACGGGTGCGCAGACCTGCACCGTCTCCTTCGGAGGCATCACGTCCATCAAGGGCGCCGTCACGCTCCAGGCCACATCGGTCTATCATTTCACGCTCTGCACCAATGGCAGGAGCGGACAATACCTGGCCAAGGGCTACGTCCAGTGGCAGCGCATCTCGGCCTCGTAAATGACAACAACAAAACGATAACAAGAAAGTATAATTATTCATCACTTTAAATTCTCAAAACAGTATGGCAAAGTATCTCGATTCCGCAGGCGTAACCCGCCTTGTTACCAAACTCAAAACCGACGTCATCCCCAGCGTCAAAGTCAACGCAGCCAAAGCAGCCGACACCGTGCCCGCCTCGGGCATCACGGGCGTCATCGACATCTCCCACATCCCGCAGGGAGCCCTGGAGCGTGTCGTCACCGTCGCAGACGACGCCGCACGCTACAAGCTCACCACCTCCCAGGTCCAGCTCGGCGACACCGTCAAGGTGACGGCCACGGGACGCATGTACATCGTCATCGATGAGAGCAAGCTCTCCACCCCGGCAGGCTACATGGAGTACGCTGCGGGCACCGCAGCCTCCGTACCTTGGTCGGGCGTCACGGGCAAGCCCTCCACCTTCACGCCCTCTTCCCACAACCACACCATGAAGCTCAAGATCGGTGCCACCACCAAGGACGGCTCCACGGCTTCGCAGCAGTCATGGTCAAAGGCCGAGATCATCGGCACGCCCTCCGTCAGCGGATCGGGCAACGCCGTGACGGGGATGACGGTCAGCGGCGACACCGTCACCCTCACCAAGGGCACCACCTTCGCCACCAAGGCGCAGAACGACGCCCTCGACACGCGTATCTCGGCCCTCGAAGACTTCACGGGAGGCACAGGCGGCGGACTGGGAGACCAGCTCAACGTGGCGGGCTACGACGTCGTCCGCTTCGATGGTTTCCTCGCCTCCAAGCCCACCCTCCAGCAGACCTCGACCACGTCCGTCGTGGCCCTCGTCATCGTCAAGTCCGCCACCCCCAGCACCACTCCGGGCGCCGTGGCCATCGACAGCATCATCGCCAGCGATGGCTCCAAGTACTACAGCAACTGGAAGGATTTCAACATAGCCACGCCCGACGAGGCCACCAAGAAGCAGGTCTATCTCCACAAGATCTACCTCGACACCTCCACGGGCAAGGCCTACTACGCCGTGGATGCCACCACGCTCAAGGAGATCGACGGAGGCGACGTAGCCATGACCACCTCCGAGGTCGATGCAGCCGTCGCAGCTGCCAAGTAACCACCACCAGGGGCGGGCCCTCCCGCCCCCTGGTCTTTCCAACCCAAAGAAACAACAACATGAACAAGAGACAGATCACCCACATCTTCGTCCACTGCACGGCCACACTACCCTCCGCCACCGTCGATTCGCTCCGCGCCGGCTGGAAGGCTATCGGGTGGAGCAACCCGGGCTACCACTACGTCGTCAAGCCCTCCGGAGAAGTCGTCAGCCTCCAGCCCGAGGACAAGGCCTCCAACGGCGTAAAGGGCTACAACGCCCACGCCATCCATGTGGCCTACATCGGAGGAATAGGCCTTCACAAGGCTAATCCCCGTGACGTAGGGAGCGCCCATATCGAGGACACCCGCACGCCTGCGCAGAAGGCCGCGCTGCGCGCCCTCCTCGCCGACATCCATAGCAGATACCCCAAGGCCGTCATCCTCGGCCACCGCTCCATCTGGGGAGAATACTCGCCCGAAAAGTGGCAAAAAGTTTGCCCATGTTTCAACGCCATCAAAGAATATGCAGACATATAAGCCGCTTCGCATCATAGCCGTCCTGGCGCTCATCATCGCCGTCATGGCCTGCGCCTCCCGGCGCACCGCCTCCGACGAGCTGCGATCCACGGCCACCACCACGGCCGACGCCATGGCCACACAGACCCACGCCGCCGTCCGCATCGACACGGCCACGGCCCATACGGTCAGCCGCGACACCACCCGCCAGCAGACCACCACCGCCGACACCACGGCGGCCCACTTCCGACGGGCCACATGGCAGCAGGCCGACACCACCTTTACAGAGGTCTGGATCAACGCCCGCCGCTTCTGCTACCACGACGGCTCCACCGCCTCCACGTCCTCCCGTCAGGAGGCCCGGGCAGCCACCTCCACCGCCATCGACACCGACTCCTGCCGTCTGATCAGCCGCACCGACACGATCTCAGCAGTACAGAAGAAGCACATAGAGACCGATCGGCGACCGCTCGACAGGGCCGTTATCGGTTATTCCGTTTACACCGCCTTCGTCCTCATCTTCGTCCTCCTCATCCTGCTCTACATCATAGGCAGGTTGAAAAATTAAGCCGGACATCTTTCATATTCTCTATAATCCGAAGCCCCCGGCACGCGTCCATGCGTGCCGGGGGCTTTTCTCATTTCCCAGAAGTCGAAAACCAGCAAGCACCTACTCC